ATAATGCTGGACTTAATCTTAGCATGGCTATGAAGGAAGGTTATGGTTGCAATGTGGTAAATGGTACATTTGTTAAGATGATTGATGAAGGTATTATCGATCCGGTTCTTGTGACTAAGTCTGCACTTAAAAATGCTGTAAGTGTAGCATTAACTGTTATGTCAGCGGATTGTGTAATTTCAAATATAAGAGTAGAAAATGCAAGCAATTAACGATTACGTCATAGTAGACAAAATAAAAGAAGGACCAAAGAAAGTTAGTGGTTTAATCTTAACAGATGAAACAGACGAAACAAATAGATATAGAAAAGCTAATATAGTTTCAGTTGGTAATATGGTAGAGATAGTAACAAAGGGAGATGTTATATACTACGATGGAGTCGCTGGACATGATATTGCTTACAATAACGAACTGTATAGAGTTATACGCATGAGAGACATAGTACTAGTAGAATAGTTACTATTTCTAAAAAGTATGTAATATCTATTAAAGTAGATTAACCGTAAAACATATTCCATAATCCATAATCTAAAAAATTTATATAACTGAATTATTAATCTTTTAAAATAACAACAAATGAAATTATTGTATTTTAGAGTAGGAACAGCCGCTGCATCAGAGGATGATGAAGCAACTGGATCAAACGTGTATCCTGTAGAGAATTTTATGGGAGCTGTGTCTGGTACTTCAAATGCCGCTGGTACAATTACTGACGACGATGATGCTATTAGTATTTTTCTAAAACCTATTAGAAAAACTCAGACAGCAGAAGTTGATAATGCTGATGCTAATCCTGATGTGATTGTATTAGCTTGCGCTCAGTATGGTCAAAAAGTTCTACTTAAAAAGTTATTAAACAAAATCAACGGAGGACCGCATGATGATAATTTAATAACTCTTTATGATGGTTACACTAATATAGCTGCTGGAGAACCAGTTAGTGATATTGGCGCAACCGGAATAACAGTAGTATCTGCGCTTGCTGCAGCTGACTAGTAGTGTAATCAACTGAATTATTAACAAAAATAAATTATTAAAATGGAAAAATTTTTATATTTTAGAGTAGGTACTGCTACTGCTTCAGAAGATGATAACACTACTGGGTCAAATGTTTATCCAGTAGAGAATTTCATGGGAGCGTGTTCTGGAACTTCAGATGCTAATGGTGCTATCACAGATGATGATGATGCTATATCTGTATTTTTGAAACCAATCATGAAGACTCAAACTGATGAGGGTAATGCAGCTGATGCTGATCCAGATGTTATCGTATTAGCTTGTGCTCAATACGGACAGAAAGCTCTTATAAAGAAATTATTAAGTAAAGTTAATGGTGGACCACACGATGACAACTTTATAGTTCTTTATGATGGTTATCTAGATAAGCCAGCTACTGATGTATCTAGTGACGTAGGTGCAACTGGCATTACAGTTGTTGCTCAACAAGTTGCTGCTGACTAATCTTAATATGAGATTAACAGCTCACGACTTGCGTGACCTACAAATCCTTAAGTATTACAGGCTCGTTAGAAAATGGGCCTGTAAAACTTACGGGTTGACTGACGCGGATTTAGAACTTCTTATTTATTTAGATTGTAAAGGAAGATTCACGCGTCAAGAATTTATAGACGGTACTTACACAATGAGTTGGGATAAGAACCGTTGGGAAAAACTAAGGAGGAATGGTTGGATAGAAGCTTGGAGACATAGAAATAGAACAACCATCAAATACTCTGTATTCAAAACCTCTTTTAAGTGCTCACACTTAATTAGTAGAATATATCGAATATTATTAGGAGAAGAAGATATACCTACATCAGAAAAAAGTGTGTTTTATAATAACAAATCATACACCGATAAGGTAATGAATAAGTCTATCGATGATATGGTAAAAGATAATAATAGATGATAGGAAATATAATGAGTGGCTTATTCGGCAAAATTGTAGATAATGCAGAAGGAATACTTGACAAAGTTATTACAACGGACAAAGAGCGAGATGAGGCTAAACTTGCTCTTAAACGATTACTACTCGAAGCTGAAAAAGAAGCATTCGCAAAAGAAGTCGAAGACAGAAAGAGCGCTAGAGATATGTACAAAGACGATGCGTTCATTCAAAAAATACTTGCAACGCTATTTACTGCTGCGTACTTCGGATTGAGTTTTATGATGTTTAGAGTTTTCGTAATGAAAGATTTAGACTTGGGCGAATTCGAAATAAGTTTTATATCAACAATATTTGGCGCAATGAGCGCAAAAGTTAATACAGTTGTCGATTTCTTCTTTGGAGGATCGTCAAAGAAAAATGAACAACAAAACAATAAATAAATTATGGCATTATTAAATAAATACCACTTGGCTACAGTAAGACCAGTAATAGATACACTACCTAACGTGCAGTTTACTGCTGACGATGTTCTTTTTGATTGGACAGCGTTTGAAGTTCCAAGAGGGGGTTGTGCTTTGAGATCAATAAGTGCGATTATACCTGGTACTGATGCGACAGCTACTAACGGTGGATTACAAATGGATTTGTATTTTGCAACAACGTTTAACGGTACTGCTCCAACAACCCTAGGTAACACGAACGCTGCTATGAACGTTATAAGCGCAACAGCTAATAAAAATCATATAACTCATATGGTTTCACTATTAGGTTCTGAAATGGAAGATGCGGGAGATGGTATGGTTGGTTTTAACGTTCTTGGAAAAGGAGCGGTTACTTCAGCTACGACTAGTGGTCCAACTGGTTTAGTTATATTGCAAGGGGATACAGAATATACTGGAACAACAAAAGGTTATCAAACGATATGGGTCGCTGGTGTGGCTCAAGGTACATATAATTTTGGAACAAATTGTCTTCTTGATGGCGCAATAACTAGTGGTAGTGCAGGAGCTCAAACACTTGATGTTTCTGAAGATGCTGATGCTGATGATTTATTCGCAATAGGTGATGAACTTCTTGCTGCGGCCAATGATGGTAGCAGTGTTCAGACTATTGGAACGGTTACAGCTCTAACTGCCGATACGATTACGGTTGATGCAAAAGATATAAATGGAACAAATGTGTGGTCATCAGGCGCTTTAGCAGATGATGATGAAATATGTTATAGACGACCAATAACTCTTCGTTTAGGATTAGAATACTAAAAAATTAAATTATGCCAATAAATTCAACAGAAGTATCATATGGTTTTGGACAATTAGGATCAATGTTTATAGACGCGTCTGGAGCAGCAAGTCCACCAGATGGAAAAGTGTTTGTTGCTATAACATTTTTAGCAGATACTAAATTTGACGCTTCAGGCGGATTAGTTCCTCAAACCAAAGAAGTTGTTGCAGATGGAGCTAACACTGGTAAGGTTTTAGCTACTGAATATGGTTTAGAATGGGCTAACACGGAGACTGCTGCTCACAATTTGACTGATGGAAATGAAACTACAATATCCGGTTCTGGAGGTTTACAAATTGACGCTAGCAATGTATTTCCAAGAGGTGTTACTATTTACGGTAGATATATCGAGATAGATATAACATCTGGTGCATTAATCGCTTATATAGGAGAATAATGTTAGGTTTATCCACGGGTTTAGTATGGGATAGTGGTATTAAATCATTAGAAGAACCACCACAAACTAATTTAGTTGGACACTGGGATTTTACTGATGTAACTCAATTAATTGGTAGTTTATCTGGAGATTTTACTGGAAGTATTCTTTCCGGTACAGACCCTATAGGTAGATGTAGAAATAAAGCACCAGTTTTAACTGTGGGTTCTAAATTAGGAAGTTGGGTTAGAGCGATATCTAATGACACTAGACCAACATGGGTTACTGGCGGAGCGAATGGAAACGCTTATGCTAGATTTGACAACTCATCTTATACTCAAGCTTTAGTGTGTCGATCTACAGACGCTGCAAATTGGGGTGCTAATGGAACAGATAATTTGAGTAGTACTAGATTGTTTGCTGAAAACATAAGTATATTTATAGTTGGTGAACCACTTGATGATGACACAGACGGTACAGTAGAAAACGCATTCTCTTACTACGGTTATTATGATAATCCATCAGGATTTAGCAGCGGAGCACATGTAACTTTTGATTTAGAAAGAGACGACGATGATGATGTTCACGCTAAGTTTACAATAGGAGGTGGGTCTGTTAATCCAAACACTATAAATGCAACGCAAGCTGATAGTCATTGGAGTTCAGGTGGAGTTAGTATTATAAATATACAAACATCTATGGATATTGGTGGAAGTTATATATATACAAATAATACCCCTGACGTTGGACAAAATATTTATCACCCACTTTCTGGATCTTTTGCTCAAAATGCTTGGGCTGATCTTGATCCAGTAAATTATGATGACAGTTTAACAGCTTCGATTGGAATTGGAGGATCAGTTAACTCAAGTGGAGAAATAGGGTCTGATAGTTTTGAAGGTAAAATATATGAAATTTTAGTTTATAGTGCTAGTGGACCTTTTGTAGCCCCACTAAGTGAAAGCGATAGAGCAGCATTAACCTACTATTTAGGATATAAATATAACGCAACTATAAGTGCGTAACAATTAATAATCAAATAAAATAAAATAAAATGGCAAAAGAAAAAACGGTTGAATTAAAACCAAAAGCAGAAAAAATATCTGAAGAACACTTAAAGCAATTACAACAAATTGTAAATAATATAAATGGAATTCAATTTAACATTGGAAAAATAGAGTCACAGAAACATACATTACTACACGATCTGGTTAAGAATCAAGATAGAATCACCTTAATGCAAGATGTGTTAATGAAAGAATATGGCAACTATGATGTTAATCTAACTGATGGTACGATAAATTGGCCAAAAGAGAAAGAAGATGAAAAATAATATCATCAGAAAAATCACTGTTGGTAAGGATTACAAGAATGACTCCATGCACTACGCTGTAAACCAAGAAGTGTATGGAGGTCATAAAATTTGTGATATAATAGAAGAAGAAGATAAATATTCTATTTATATTAGAAAAGATGAAGTAGTTATACCTTGGAAAGATTTTAATAAAAATATGGCTATATCAGTTGAGTATAATCTAGAATACTAATGAAAGCTTATAAAGATTTTATTATTTCACCAATAGGTGAAAGATATAATAATTCTAAAAAAGTTGGTGATAAAGAGTTGGTACTAAACACAGAGGTTTACAATCATCAATATGTGAATAGAAGAGCAAAAGTAATCGCTACTCCACTATTATTTCAATCACCTATTAATGTGGGTGATGAAGTAATAGTGCATCATAATGTATTTAGAAGATGGCATGATGTTAAAGGTAGAGAAAAGAATAGTAGATCTTACTGGAAAGAAGATAAATATTTAGTATCAGAAGATCAAATATTTTTATATAATAAAAATGCTATGCCAGGTTTTAGTTTTGTTAAACCGTTAGAAGCTATTGATGATTTTAATATAAAACGCGAAAGACCTCTAATAGGTGTAATTAAATATTCTGATGGAACCTTTAATAAAGAAGAACTTATTGGTTTTGATCCAGTGAGTACATATGAGTTTGTTATTGATAGTGAAAGATTATATCGAGTTTTAAATAAATTTATTACAATTAAATATGAATATCAAGGAAACGAAAAAGAATATAATCCAAGCTGGGCACAAAGCAGTTGAAGAATTAATTAAAGTAGCTAGAGAAGAAATAGTTGACTCAGATGAAGATATATCAGCAGATAGATTAAAGAATGCTGCTGCTACAAAGAAACTAGCTATATTCGATGCGTTCGAGATATTAAACAGGATTCATGAAGAAGAGAACATGCTTGAAGGAAAACCTATTGAAGAGGAAAAGAAAAGCACTTTTAAAGGATTCGCAGAAGGAAGATCTAAGTAATGTACGAACAAACACTATATAAGGTTGTAGAACCTATTAAATCAAATACCATCAAGAGACTTAATAAGTCTAAGAAATGGGAGTATGGTTATAATAAAGAAAATGATATTGTTGTGATATCAAAAACCGGAATGATAGGAGAAATACTTGAAATTCAAGGTTTTCAAATAGCTTTACCAAAACAACCTAAAGAAGTTTATTCTTGTAGTAAAAATAAATCAGAGCAAAAATGGAGACAATTCCCTGCTAACCCTGATTTTAAGAGAATTAAAACAGTATTTGAATGGCAAGAATATCCAGATGATTTTAAAGAAAAACATTACGGATATATAGACGAAGAATTTAGAAGAAGAGAAGAAGGATTTTGGTTTATGAATAACGGTACACCAACCTATTTAACCGGCGCGCACTATATGTATCTACAGTGGAGCAAGATAGATGTTGGAGCTCCTGATTTTAGAGAAGCAAATAGATTGTTCTTTATATTTTGGGAAGCCTGTAAAGCTGATAGTAGAAGTTATGGAATGTGCTATTTAAAAAATAGACGTTCTGGTTTTTCATTTATGAGTTCAGCTGAAACAGTGCATCAAGCTACATTAGCTAGTGATAGTAGATTTGGTATACTATCTAAAACAGGTGCTGATGCTAAGAAGATGTTCACAGATAAAGTAGTACCGATTAGTATTAATTATCCATTCTTCTTTAAACCAATACAAGATGGTATGGATCGTCCAAAATCTGAACTTGCTTATAGAGTACCAGCTAAAAAGTTTACTCGTAGAAAAATGAGGGAACGAGAGGAACAAGATGATATGGAAGGTCTTGATACAACTATTGACTGGAAAAATACAGGTGATAATAGTTATGATGGTGAGAAGCTTTCTCTATTAGTGCATGATGAGAGTGGTAAGTGGGAGAGACCTGATAATATAAAAAATAACTGGAGAGTTACAAAAACTTGTTTGAGGTTAGGTAGTAGAATAATAGGTAAATGTATGATGGGATCAACATCCAATGCGTTAGATAAGGGTGGTGATAATTTTAAAAACTTATATTATAATTCAGATGTTACAAAAAGAAATCGTAATGGACAGACTAAGTCAGGATTATACTCTTTGTTTATTCCTATGGAATGGAATTACGAGGGATTCATTGATGAATTCGGAAGACCTGTGTTCAATACTCCTAAGCAACGAACATTTGATCCACATGGAGTAGAGATAGATTATGGAGTAATAGATCATTGGAATAATGAAGCTGATGGATTAAAAGATGATCAAGATGCTTTAAATGAATTTTATCGTCAATTTCCTAGGACAGAAGAACATGCATTCAGAGATGAAACAGGAAATAGTTTATTCAACTTAGTAAAAATATATGAACAAATAGACTACAACGAGGGAAATAGAAACTCCTCTGTGTTAACATCTGGAAACTTTCAATGGACAAATGGAGTTAAAGATACTCAAGTAACTTTCAACCCAGATCCAAAAGGAAGATTTAAAGTTAGTTGGGTTCCAGGACAAAAACTACAAAATAACGTTATATTAAAAAATGGCGTAAAATATCCAGGTAATGAACATATGGGTGCATTTGGTTGTGATTCGTATGATATATCAGGAACAGTAGATGGTAAAGGATCGAAAGGAGCTTTACACGGATTAACTAAGTTTTCAATGGAAGATGCTCCAGCTAACACATTCTTTTTAGAATACATAGCAAGACCTCAAACAGCTGAGGTATTTTTTGAAGACGTACTAATGGCCTTAGTATTTTACGGTATGCCACTATTAGCAGAGAATAATAAACCTAGATTATTATACTATTTACGAAGAAGAGGTTATAGAGGTTTTAGTATGAATAGACCAGATAAAATTTGGAACAAATTATCTGTAGCAGAAAAAGAAGTTGGTGGTATACCTAACTCAAGTGAAGACATAAAACAAGCTCATGCTGCCGCAATTGAAATGTATATCAATGATCATATTGGTTTACTAAATGATGGTACGTATGGTACAATGTATTTTAACGAAACGTTAAATGATTGGTCTAAGTTCGATATAACTAAAAGAACAAAGCATGATGCTTCAATAAGCTCTGGTTTAGCTATTATGGCTTGCAATAGACACTTATATAAACCAAATCCAAATAGAGAAAAAACTCCATTAAACCTTAATATATCAAAGTACAATAACAAAGGATTTCAATCAACAATAATAAAAAATAAAGCATGAGAGATTCTCACATTAATTTTCCATCTCAAGCGGTAAGCGATCTTGAGAAGATGACCAAAGAGTATGGAGAAAAAGTCGCGAAAGCTATTAAACACGAATGGTTTGATGGGACAACTAATAAATTTGATGGTAATATAAATAGTTTTCATAAGTTAAGACTATATGCTAGGGGAGAACAACCTGTTGAAAAATATAAAAACGAATTATCAATTAATGGTGATTTGTCTTATCTTAATTTAGATTGGAAACCTGTTCCAATTATTCCTAAATTTGTTGATATCGTTGTTAATGGTATGGCACAAAGAAATTATGAGATAAATTGTTTTTCTCAAGATCAATTTGGTATTAGTAAAAGAACTGAGTATATGGAGTCTATACTTAGAGATATGCGAGCTAAGTTTTATAAGGAAAAAGTTTTTTTAAATACCAATATAAATTTATTTGAAAACAACCCAGAAGAACTACCTGACACAGAAGATGAGTTAGCGTTACACATGCAGCTTAATTATAAACAGGCTGTTGAAATAGCTGAAGAACAAGCATTAAATGTTTTATTAGAGAATAGTAATTATGATTTAATTAGAAGAAGAACATTGTATGACATAGCGACAATAGGTATGGGTGCTACGAAAACAACATTTAATTGGAGTGATGGTGCTAAAGTTGAATATGTTGATCCAGCTAATTTAGTTTATTCCTATACTGAATCACCTTATTTTGATGACATATATTATGTTGGAGAAGTTAAAGATATTCCGATAAATGAATTAGTTAAAGAATTTCCTGAATTAACAGAAAGTGAAATTAAAGAGATAACTGAAAACAAAGGTGGTTATGAGAGTCACTATAGACAAGACACTGACAAAAATAAAGTAGAGGTTTTATATTTTAATTACAAAACACACTCTAATGATGTTTACAAATTAAAAGAAATGGGGACTGGTGCGGAGAAAGTTATAGAAAAAGATGATACATTTAATCCTCCAGAAGATATGGAAGGAAACTTTAGTAGATTAGATAGAGTTGTCGAGGTATTATATGAAGGAGTTTACGTTGTTGGATGTGGAAAGTTGTTGAGATGGAAGATGGCTGAGAATATGATGAGGAGTGATTCTGATTTTAATAGAGTTAAAATGAGTTATCAAATAGTAGCTCCAAGAATGTATAGAGGTAGAATTGAGTCTTTGGTTGGTAGAATAACAGGTTTTGCTGATATGATTCAATTAACTCATTTAAAGTTACAACAAGTAATGGCAAGGATGGTGCCAGATGGTGTTTACTTGGACGCTGACGGTATTGCCGAGATAGATCTTGGAAATGGTACAAACTACAATCCACAAGAAGCCTTAAACATGTTCTTCCAAACTGGTAGTGTTATTGGTAGAAGTTTTACATCTGAAGGAGATATGAATCCTGGTAAAGTACCAATTCAACAAATACAAAATGGAGCTGGTGGAAATAAGATACAAAGTTTAATTACAACTTATAATTACTACTTGCAAATGATTAGGGATGTGACTGGACTTAATGAAGCTAGAGACGCAAGTACTCCAGATAGAGACGCTTTAGTTGGTGTGCAAAAGTTAGCTGCTGCTAATTCAAATACAGCAACTAGACACATACTTCAATCAATGTTGTTTTTAACAGCTGAAGCTGCAGAGTGTTTATCACTTAGAATATCAGATATAATAGAGTATTCACCAACGAGAGATGCTTTTATTCAAGCTATAGGTTCACATAATGTTGCTACACTAGAAGAATTAAAAGAATTACATCTTTATGATTTTGGTATATTTATCGAATTATTACCAGATGATGAAGAAAAAGCTTTATTAGAAAACAATATTCAGCAATCATTAGCACAGCAATCAATTGATTTAGATGACGCTATTGATCTTAGAGAAATTAGGAATATTAAATTAGCTAATCAATTATTGAAAGTTAAAAGAAAAAGAAAAGCAGAGAGAGATCAACAAATGCAACAGCAGAATATTCAAGCACAGGCTAGAGCAAATGCTGAACAACAACAAGCCGCTGCTCAAGCTGAGACACAAAAGAATCAAGCTAAAACTCAAGCTGAAGCACAATTAGAACAAACTAAAAATCAACTTAAAACAGAATTCTTACAAGCTGAAGTTCAAGCGAAAAAAGATTTGATGCAATTTGAGTTTGAATTAAATTCTCAAATAAAAAGTATGGAAAGAGAGATTACTGAAAAGAATGAGGCTAAAAGAGAGGATAGAAAAGATTTAAGAGTTGATAGACAAGCAATGCATCAAAAAGAAATGATCGATCAAAGAAGTGGGGGTGGTTCACTTAAAAACTTTGAATCATCAGGTAATGATATAATTACAGGAGGAGTGGATATTGATCGATTCTAACTTATTTTTAATATTTTATAAAATTTTATTATGGCAGAAGAAAATGACAACATAGTTGAAGAGGTAACTGATGAAGTTACTGAACAACCAACTGAACAAGTTGAAGAAAAACAAATAGACGAATCTAAATTTAATAGTGCTGGAGATGATAGTGTTATTAAAGTAGATTTAAGTAAACCACCAATTCAAGAAAGCGAAGAGGTTGAACAAGAAGAACCCGCTGAAGAAGAAAAAGTGGACGTAGTTGAGGAACCAGAAGCTGAAGAAGAGATTGCTGAAGAACAAGTTGAAGAACAACCTGTGCTTCAAGAAATTACAGAAGAAGAGGAAGTTGAAGAAAAGATTGAAGAATTTGTAACTGAAACAAAAGAAACTGGAAAATCATTACCAGAAAATATACAGAAGTTAATGGACTTCATGAAGGAAACTGGTGGTGATTTACAAGACTACGTGAATTTAAATAGAGACGTATCTAAAATGGATGACTCTGAAATATTAGATGAATATTATAGAGCAACCAAATCTCATTTAACACCAGAGGAAAGAAGCTTCTTATTAGAAGATAGTTTTGGTTATGATGAAGATGAAGACGATCCTAGAGATATACGTAAAAAGAAAATAGCCCTCAAAGAGCAAGTTGCCGAGGCTAGAGCCCACTTAGACGGGCAAAAGTCTAAATACTATGAAGATATCAAGGCTGGGTCAAAGTTGACCGAAGAACAACAAAAAGCTATTGATTTCTTTAATAGACACAATAAAGAATCTGAAGAACAGAATAAGATATCTGAAGCAAATAAAAGAAAGTTTAAACAAAGAACTGAAAATGTTTTCAATGATAAATTCAAAGGTTTTGATTATAAAGTTGGAGATAAAAAATTTCGGTTTAATGTTAAAGACGTTGAAAGTGTAAAAACAGAGCAGAGTGATCTTAGTAATTTTATCAACAAGTTTGTTGGTAAGGACTCAACTATTGAGGATGCTAAAGGTTACCATAAGTCTTTATTTACAGCCATGAACGCTGATGCTATTGCTAATCATTTTTATGAGCAAGGAAAAGCTGATGCTATCAAAGGGCAAGTTGCTAGAGATAAAAACATCAATACAAATCCTAGACAGACACACAGTGAGTTTAATGCTGGTGGAGTTAAGTTTAAAGTATTAGGTGAATCTTCTTCTGATATGAAAAATAGATCCTTTAAAATTAAAAAGAAAAATTAACTTAAAAAAATTATAAATTATGGCAATTTCATATGGAAGCGAAATCAATGCTGTGGTTACTCCTGGAAAACAAGTTCTTTCCACAAACTACGTTGATTTAGCTAATTCAGGTTGGGCGCAACAATACCTTCCTGATTTAATGGAAAAAGAAGCTGAGGTGTTTGGTAACAGAACAATCTCTGGTTTCTTAGCTCAAGTAGGGGCTGAAGAATCTATGGCATCTGATCAAGTAGTTTGGTCTGAGCAAGGTAGATTACATTTATGTTACAAAGGAAGAATGAAGAGCGCTACTGACGTGGCATCTGCAGGTAGTTTAGGTGGTACAACAAATTTTGGTGGTCATATTGAAATAGAAAAAGATATTGATGGTAACGCGTTAGGTACTGATTCTTATGGTAATGGTGATCATGGTATTCGACCAGGTGATATTATTATCGTAGCAGATTCACAAGCTACTGTAAAATGTTATGTAGATACTATTGAATCTGACGGTGATCTTAACGTTACTCCTTATGACGCGGGTGGTGCTACTACCACATTAGGTGCAGCTGGTTTAGCTACTGGTGATGTTTCTGAAGCATTAAGAATTTTAGTTGTTGGTTCTGAGTTTAAAAAAGGAGCTGACGCTAGATCATCTGCTAATGAGCCAAAATTCAAATCTTTTTCTAACAAACCTATTATCCTAAAAGATTTCTACGAAGTATCAGGTTCTGATGCTACTGCAATCGGTTGGGTAGAAGTTTCTGGAGAAGATGGACAAAGTGGTTATATGTGGTATCTCAAAGCTCAAGGCGATACAAGACAAAGATTCTCTGATTACGTTGAGATGACAATGATTGAAGCTGTTAGAGCTGGTGGTGATGATTATACTGTTGCTAATACTAGAGTTGATGCTGCTTTAGGACAAACTAGAGCGGGTACTGAAGGTTTATTTGCTGCTATCGAAGATAGAGGTAATTTAACTTCTGGTGTTACAGGTGTTAACGCTGCTACTGACTTAGCGGAATTTGATGCTATTTTAGCTGAATTTGACAAGCAAGGTGCTATTGAAGAAAACATGATGTTCGTAAATAGAGCTACTGCTCTTGCTATAGATGACATGCTTGCTTCAATGAATTCTTACGGAGCTGGAGGTACTTCTTATGGAGTATTCGACAACGACGAAGATATGGCATTAAATTTAGGTTTCTCAGGATTTAGAAGAGGTTCTTATGACTTCTATAAATCTGACTGGAAATATCTAAACGATAATGGTACAAGAGGTGCTATTAACGCTATAGATACAGCTAATGCTATCAGAGGTGTTATTGTTCCTGCTGGAGTTTCTTCGGTTTATGATCAAAATATGGGTAAAAATATGAAGAGACCATTCTTACATGTTAGATATCGATCTTCTCAAACAGAAGACAGAAAGATGAAAACTTGGGTTACGGGTTCTGTAGGTGCTATGACATCTGGAAAAGACGTAATGGAAGTGCATTATTTATCTGAAAGATGTTTAATTGTACAAGGTGCTAATAACTTCTTCTTAATGAACTAAACACTATTATTTAAAAAGGGTGGAGATTAAACTCCACTCTTTTTATTTTTATTAATTTATATTATATTATATTATGGCAAAGAAAAAGAAAAAAACTATAGAAGAACCTATAGTTGAAGAAACGGTTATTGTGGAAGAACCGGTGGTTGAAACTCCTAAAATAAAAAAAGAAGTAAAACCACAAGTAAAAAAAGATAATTGGGAAATAAAAGACAGAACGTATTGGTTGACTAGAAAAAGAAGACCATTGTCTTATATGATTAGAACAGCTAATATACATTGGTTTGACGAAGAGAAAGGTTATGAAAGAGAATTAAAGTATTGTTCAAATCAAAGAACGTGTTTTGTTGATGAGATGCAAGGTGATCAGAGATTAGAACATGTCACATTCAGAAATGGCGCACTTTTTGTTCCTAAAAACAAAGTAGTTTTACAAAAATTATTATCTCTATATCATCCCCAAAAAGATAAATTATATTATGAGTGGAAACCGCAAGCTGTTGCCGCTAGTCAATTAGATATTATTGAATTAGAAATAGATGCTTTAACATCTGCTAGAAATCTGGACATAGATATGGCTGAAGCTGTTATGAGGGTAGAAAAAGGTTCTGAGGTATCTAAGATGAGTTCTAAGGAATTAAAACGAGATTTGCTTATATTTGCTAAAAGTAATCCCGCTTTGTTCTTAGATTTAGTTAATGATGAAAATATTGTTCTTAGAAACTTTGGTATTAAAGCTACAGAAATGGGAATATTAAAATTATCATCAGATCAAAGGACGTTTAGTTGGGGCTCTAACGATAGAAAACTAATGACTGTTCCATTTGATGAGCATCCATATTCAGCGCTAGCCGCTTGGTTTAAAACTGATGAAGGTATGGAAATATATTCAAATATAGAGAAGAGATTAAACTAACAATCTTTTAACTGATAAAGATAGCCACCCGAAAGGAGTGGCTATTTTTATTTAAATGCTAACCTTTCTACTTCTTATGTAACTATATTATAGTAAAATATATATTATTATGAAATCACGAGGATTAGGCGATTCAGTAGAAAAATTTACAAAAGCTACTGGACTAAAAACATTAACGGAGATAGCTATGAAAGCTACAGGCTATAAAAAAGATTGTGGATGCAATAAAAGAAAAGCTTGGTTGAATAAACAATTTCCATATAAAAGTAATTAATAATGGCAATAAGTATTGATACAGTGTATCAAAAGGTTTTAGTTTTAGCTAATAAAGAACAAAGAGGATACATAACTCCACAAGAGTTTAATTTGTTAGCTGATAAAGCTCAAAATGATATATTTGAAAGTTATTTTAATTTAGATTCTAGAAAAATAGATAAGAAAAATTTGGATGGTGATAATCTTGATTTACTACCAGAAAAACTAGACAAATTCTATCAGGAAAGTTCTACAATTACTGACTCTATTAGTTTAAATATACCAACAGCGTTGTATAAATTAAGATATATTAAAAAAGATAATATCATATTAACAGAAATTAGTAAAGAAGAAATATTCTACGTAAATAGTCACCCGTTAACAAAACCCACAACAACTAGACCTGCTTTTGTTAGATACAACGATAGTTTGGTTTACTTATATCCAGCACCATCAACAAACACATCATACATGTTTGGTTATTGGAAGCGTCCGAGCAGTGTACCTAATTGGAGTTATGTCGTAGTTAATGGGAAAGCTTTATACAATGCGAACACATCAGTTAATTTCGAACTACATGACTCTGAAGAAGAAATGCTTGTTACTAGAATACTAGAGTTGGCCGGTATTGTGATAGAAAAACCTCAATTACACCAAACAGCTATGGTAGAAAAAGCGCAACTTAAACAAGAACAAATTAGATAATTATGGGATTACTAGATAATCAAACTCAAAAACAGTGGTATGATAGTTCTTCAAAAGGAGATTATCAGTTTGTGTCACTAGATAATATTATAAATGCTTTTATGGTGGCTTATGTTGGTGAAGGAAAAATATTAAACAAGGTAAGTAGAACTGATGTTCAATTCCATGCGATGCGAGCAATACAGGAATTATCATACGATGTATTTCGTTCTATTAAGTCTCAAGAAATAGAAGTACCAAATACGTTGTTAATGGCGCTACCTCAAGATTATGTTAATTATGTTAAATTAGTTAGATCTGATTCTAATGGTATAGAAAGAGTATTATATCCAACAGGTAAAACTTCCAATCCTTTTGCTATAGAACAAGATAGTGATGGTGTATATAAATTTACTGATACAGATTTAGACGCAATAGAAGACACAATATCTGAACAAGGTGAAACATCATTTGAAAGTGATACATGGAAAAATTATAAAGATCAAACAGAAGTAGATGTTTATTCTGAAGACTCAACTGATTTAGACATAGATTACAGAGGAAGAAGATATGGATTAGATCCACAATACGCTCAATCTAATGGTACATTTTTTATAGATCAAAGAACAGGTTATATACATTTTGGTTCAACACTTGCTGGGCAAACAGTAATACTTAAATATATAAGTGATGGTCTTGGTACTGATGGAGAAATGTTGGTTCATAAATTTTGTGAAGAAGCAGCATATAAGTGGATAGCTTATGGTATATTATCTACAAGATCTAATATACCTCCATTTATAACAGCTAGATTTAAAAAAGAAAAGTTTGCAGAAACTAGAAAAGCAAAAATTAGATTATCTAATATTAAAATAGAAGAGTTTGCTCAAATTCTAAAAGGATTGGGAAAACAAATAAAATAATATTATGTCAGAAATTAAACGTACCTTTCAGGGTGGGAAAATGAATAAAGATCTCGACGAGAGAATCGTTCCCAATGGTGAATATAGAGATGCTTTAAATATACAGATAAGAACTTCTGATGGAGATGCTGTTGGCACTGTTCAAAATCTAAAATCAACTTATAGGGTATGGAACGGTGTGGACAAAAACGATCCTGACAAAAGTTACTATAGGGATTGGATGGGTGACACCAATCTTAACATTAATGGTGAAAAATCTTTACCCGAGATAATAGGTAGTGTAACTGACGAAAAAAACGATAAAATATATTTTTTCATAAAAGCCCCTCATTTAGAAGATACTATTAAAATTTTTGAAGATGGTAACTATGATGCAGTTACTATGATTACTTCAGAGAGAAAATTCAACGACTGTATATTAGAATACAATGTTAATACTAATAGCGAGAAGGCAATCGCTGTTGATAATTTCGCTATAATAAATACATTCGCAGAAATAAATCCAACACATCCCCTGGGAGATACTTTTCTTAATGGTGATGAGGTAGAAACCTACACTAGAATTGATGTTAGTACTAGTACCGGTGGAGTAAATAAGTACAGACCTGGTATGACAATTAAAGCTGTGAAAAGTAATGGAACAAATGTGTTTCCTAATGGTGAAGTTGTTAGAATCAAAAGCTATAAAGATGGAGCAATAACACTTTATGGTGAACATACAAAAAATATATTTAATTCTAACATTCACGATATAACTCACTTTATTTTTGAGCATGATGATAGGCCGTTAAATTTTTCAAATGGAGATGTAAATAATAGCATCAACGCGATTAATGTTATTGATAATTTATTATTTTGGACAGACAATACGAGCGAACCAAAAAAAATAAATATTGATAGAAGTAGAGAGGGATCAGATGGTTTTTACACGCACACGAAACTATGTGTAACAAATCCAGCAACTAACAACTATCAAGTTGTAACCACACAAGTTGATAGTGGTTTACTTGATTATCGAAATTCTCCGTGGCTAAAAGAAGAGCACGTTACTGTTATAAGGAAAGCCCCGACATATGCTCCAACTCTACACATGAAAAGAACTCACAGAGAGGGACTTAATAATAGTTTTTTAACCGAAACTTATATTGGTATCAATAGTGAGGGTAATGACACTGCTGTAGACGACATAATAGTTATAACCAATGACATTTGGTTAGAAACCGTATTTTTCTTTAATGACATAATAGTGTTTAATCAATTTAACAATAGTTTGGAAGAACCACCTGTTCAATTGAAAGCCAAGTTTTTATGTTACGAAGATACAGATGGAAATTGTACTTGTAGTGACGAAGGTGATATTGACGATAGTGACAATTGTGAAGTTACAAATAGAGTTAGATTTCAAATGATAGCTATCGATCCAGGATTAACAGAACATATACATGAGTGGAAGTTTCATTTAGAGTTAGAAAAACCATTGTATGAATTGAAGATGGGTAGATTTGGTTTAAGATACAAATATGAAGATGGAGAATATTCTAGTTTTGGACCTTGGTCGGAATTAGCTTTTTTACCAGATGATTATGATTATCAATCAAGAAGAGGATATAATCTAGGAATGGTTAACTCATTAAGAGAGTTGGTTATAAAAGATTTTATTCCTTATCCAAGACCATTAGATGTGGTAGGTGTTGATATATTGTGGAAAAGTACTGATTCTCCTAGCGTATATGTTATGTCAACTGTTGAAAGAGCTAAAGATTCAGAATGGGAGGAATTTACCACTGATACATCTAGTAATGATATTAAGACAGGAGAACTACATATAACTTCTGAGATGATACACAAAGTTGTTCCATCTGATCAAATATTGAGATCTTGGGATAATGTCCCTAGAAGAGCGTTAGCACAAGAGATTGTTGGTAATAGACTTCTATATGGTAACTATGTTCAAGGATATGATTTTAAATATCCTGTATCTTTAACTCAAAATATAATAAGTGACACTACACCTTCTTTAAGTAATCCCCAGAAATCTATTAAGACTATTAGAGATTATAAATTTGGAATGGTATTTGGAGATAAATATGGTAGAGAAACACCTGTAATGACATCTGGATATGTATTGTCACAAAATGATATAGATAATCCTTACATTGCGTTAACTGGTGATGTATCTGTACCGAAAATTTTATCAGCAAAGAAAAACTCAATAGAATTAAGACAAGTGTGGACTAACACAATTAACTCTTTAAACGTACCACACGATTGGATTGATTATGTAAAATACTATGTAAAAGAACCTACTAATGAGTATTATAATTTAATAATGGATCATTGGTATTGGGCTGAAGATGAACAAAGAAATGTTTGGTTATCATTTAATTCTGCTGATAGAAATAAAGTTGACGAAGAAACACATTTAATATTAAAAAATAAACACAACTCCCAACGAGCTGTATTAGAGAAAGCTAGATATAAAATTTTAGCTATTGAAAATGATGTACCAGAATACGTTAAAAATGTTCAGCTTGATTTAGGTAAGTGTCCAATGACTGAGGCTGCGAATGGAATTACAGTAAATAATCTTATCAATTCTATTAGTTTGGAAACAGTTATGTGGGATCAATGTAGTCAAAGCGTGGGGATTTCAACATGTTCATCTCCTACTGATGGACTAACTACTAAAAAATTATATGTCGGTGTTGAACAGTGGAATATTTTTACTGGAACAGTATTGTATGATTGGGATTCAGGTGAGTTTCATGAATCAGGACAAATTCTTCATCCTCTTGGTAAAGAAATAGAAGGTACTATAAAACTTAGAATTCGTGGAAAACATAATAATAAATATCTATATACAAGATGGCAAAATGTTAGTAGTTGGAGAGTTATAAACGCGGACATGGAGTACGCTCAAAGTGGTGAATGGCAGTGGCTAACTCTACCTGTTATTGAATTTTCTTTTTCTGAACCATTTGGAGAAGAAATTGACATGTATACTAGGTGGAAAAACATTGTTGGAGAAGAAAATCTAGAAACTGGTAGTCTTTGTTGTGCTGGTAATTTTGTGATTCCAGATTTAGAATATTTTATAGAACTAAGAGAAGATATACCAGAACACAAAGCACAATATGATGGAAAATTTTTTGCTAAAGTTGAGGCGGACGGAGTTATGCTATCTAATATTATCGGTTCTTCATCTCAATCTCAACAGTATGTTGTCAAAAGATCTTATCCAGTACATTACGTAAGTAGCAATAGAAATGGTAATTTAGGACAAGAAATTTCGGGAACGTATACTGGATTCGGCGATGGATGGAATAATGCCGATTTTGATAGTGGTAATCCGGTACCATTTTTTGGAATGTTTCCAAGTAGTGATAATGGAATTACCGTAGAAAATATCCAATCAGAGTTTGGTGGAATTAGTGATGGCGAAGGTGAAGGTAGCTGTCTTAATTTTTTTCAAGATGGGCTGGAGTATCCTGAAGCGGTACAAACTAAAGAGTACTGGGAGTATTTTAGAACACAAGCTTCTGAAACTCATGGAGGAGGTGACACTTTCAATAACATTGTTGATACTACATTTTTAGATGATGCTAGAATGGTGTATGGTCATTTACCAACTAGTGATTGGGTAGATGAGGATAATTCAACACCTGAAGGTGGTGGTCCATATACTCCAACTTCTTTTGATACGGGTATTTTGGAAAATAATGATGGTACATTCGGTGCTCAATCAGGAGTTGGTCGAATGACATTATCTTACTTGGGAGATGAAGAAAATGGCCAACCTCATCCAGGTGCTTTAAAAAATGATCTTAAACAAGTTGGAGCGCTCTTTAGATGGGCTGGTGATCCATATAATGAAGAAAATATATATCAAGTAATAGCCGTGGATGATGATGATTCTGATTTATCAGGTGAAGATATTAATGGTTATGGTGCTAACTATGTAGATAGTGATTGTAGTAATTGCAACACGGCTAATATGTCTGACGGTAATGTTGGGGCATGTCATAGACGAACATATCAGGTTGAATTTAGAAAAATTGAACTATTCACAAATGAACTTACTAGTGAAGGTATGCCAATTACACAGTGGGATCCAAGATCAAATATGGATCATTGGGGAGGAGAATATCAAGTGCTTGATATTGTAGAACTTAGATCAGTGAACTCATATAGTTCTGGAGAAATTAGAGATGGTGCTGTTTGGGAAACTGAACCAAAAAAGAGTACAGAATTAGATATATATTACGAAGCTTCAGATGCTATACCAGTTACATTAAATGAAAACAATATATACAATTTTGCTCCAATCGATAGTTCAATTGGTGCTTGGAGATCTTCTAGTGATGGATGGACTAACTTAAATATTGGTAATGCATATAATTATAGAAGTTGGATTGGTGATGAAAATAAAGATCAAGCTTTTGTCCATATTAGAAAATTTGATAGTGATGCGGACGCATGGGTTAATTGTGGTGATTTAGAAGAATCAGATGAAGTTACTTTCACTCATAACAACGGAACGATAACAAGGACTAAAATTACTGGGGTTGGTAAATACTCTATTGATTCGTATGATGAGGATAGTTTGAATAGCACTCTTGTTGTGGAACCACAATGGATTGAAGTCGAGAATTCTGCAAGTTATAGTGATATAGGAACTGAATTTGATGTACAACTATACTTTAGTGGTAGTCAGAGTGAAACAACTACTGTTGTAAATCCAAACGACAGTTCTCAAACAAAAGTTGTGCCAAAAATATACATAACGAGACAATCAGTCAAGTGGCCTAAAGGTGGTGGTGCACAAGAATGTGTCGCGGCAGGTCAAGATGAACTAGGAGAACTACCTATAACTTCCTATGAGGTCTACGATGACGCAGAGGGTGATTTTTCGTCATATGCTCTATCTAATGGATACAACAATGGATTACCTCTTGACACTAAAGTCACTATAACTGAAGTAGTGACAGATGTAGCGAGTGGTAGTTTTATAACAACAGATGATGATGGCGTTATTGTAGCACCTAATGCAACTGATCAAAACCAATTTGATCCAACAAATACTTTCAGTTTTACGAATGCCGCTTGGCTAGAAGTAAAATTATCATATAATGATTACGATTTATTTCCTACAGATACTACTGGTAGTCCGGATCCGGAAGCTGACGATTACAATTCTAATTATGGAAATTATAGAGGTGTCATATGGAATTTATCGCGATTTTCTACTGCTCCAACTGGTATATACGCTATTGATACAAAAGTTTGGAAATATCCAATTATACTTGGATGGCATAATTGCTATTCATTTGGTAATGGTGCTGAATCTGATAGAATAAGAGATGATTACAATGCTCCACAGATAGATAACGGGGTTAAGGTTTCTACAACATTCTCTGGTTATAGTGAAGAAACCAAAGGAAGTGGAATGATATATTCTGGTTTGTATAATTCTATATCAGAAGTTAATGATCTTAATGAGTTTAATATATCTCAAAAGATTACAAAAAATTTAAATCCTGCCTATGGCTCTATTCAAGCTTTAAAAACAAGAGATACTGATGTGGTTGTATTAGCTGAAGATAAAGTTTTAAAAGTTTTAGCGAGTAAAGACGCTCTTTATAATGCTGACGGTAATCCGCAATTAACAGCAACAGACAAAGTTTTAGGTACAGCAGTACCATTTGTTGGTGATTATGGAATATCACAAAATCCTGAATCATTAGCTTGGGATCAATTTAGATTATACTTCACAGATAAGCAAAGAGGTGCTGTATTAAGATTGTCAAGAGACGGTTTAACACCAATTTCAAATGTCGGTATGCGAACTTGGTTTAGAGAAAATCTTCCAAATGCTCAAAGTTTATTAGGGACATTTGACACTGTAAATGGTGAGTATAATTTAACACTTCATACTAATAGTGAAGATGACGATAAAACAATATCATTTAACGAAGGTGCAAAAGGATGGATTAGTTTTAAATCGTTTATTCCTAATGCGGGTGAATCTGTTTCTGGTAAATATATAACAGCATATAAATATGAAATATGGGATCATTATAATAAGTTAGAAGATACGTATAGTACATTTTATGGGACAGAATACGAATCTAGCATTAAGTTAATATTCAATGATTTACCTGGATCTATTAAATCATTTAAAACTATAAACTATGAGGGTAGTCAATCAAAGATTGATGAATTTGCAACAATTAATCAAGATGATTTAGATTATACTGATGGCGAATATTATAATATATCCGGAAAAAAAGGTTGGTATGTTGATTCGTTTGAAACAGACTTGCAAAGCGGTAGTGTTCCAGAGTTTATAAATAAAGAAGGTAAGTGGTTTAATAAAATAAATGGAATAATAACTGAGACAAGTAATATAGATACTAGTGAATTTACCGTACAAGGTATTGGTGATGTAACTTGGATATACAACTACGATGTTGATAGTGGTGATGATGGAGTTATACCAGATGCTACAATTCCTGGTTGCACAGATCCAACAGCATGTAACTACGATAACCAAGCAACAATTACTGATTACTCATGCGTGTATCCGGAAGCAGGGTATGATTGTGATGGTAACTGCCTAAGTAATTATAACGACTTTGATGATGGAAATGGATGCGTGGAAATTGTCTATGGTTGCACAGATAACACATATGTAGAGTACAACCCACTAGCTAACACATGCACACCTCTTGATACAGATGGTGATGGTGTAATAGATGTACAAAGTGGAGATGCAGATGGTGATGGTGTTTGTGATGACTGTGTTACTCCAATAACGTATGGTTGTATGGATCCTAACGCGTGTAACTCTGGAGATTATTTATATCCCGAAAACACTTTATGTTTCTATGAAGCTGATTGTAATGGGGATTGTGGTGGAACCGCGGTAGAAACGAATTGTGGTTGTGGTCAGCCAGAAGCAGAAACGGGATATAATTGTGACGGTACTTGCGCATCAGGATATCAACTCGACGAGTATGGTATTTGCGTTGAAGCACCTGATGATCAAATTTGGAGTATTAGTAATTACACGGATGATTCATTAGCAACAATAGAAGGTGTTTGTCCAGAAGGTCAAGTTTGGGATGCTGATCAAGGAATTTGTGTTGATGGTTAAAATAAATATAAAATGACTTTAGTAAATTGTAAAATATCTAACTATCCACTTGGTGAACCGGATAATCAGAATCCAAGCTATGCCATGGGTTTTGGCAATTCTGTTATCAATAATAGTCTACCAAGTCATGTTAAATTGATTATAAAGCCCAACAATGATGTTGAGGATCTAGAAGGATTCTATGCTGTTAGAGCAACTGACTTTTGGATAGGTGGTAGAGAAAATTACTTAGATCAAGCTACCCCACTAGATACTAGTTTGAGTACGCATAGTGGATATTTTTATGAATATAATAACTATGGTGCTCAACCTTGGTTTGTATATGAGATATCGAATGCGTCATATTTTAGTACAGATTCAGATCTTGCTATTTCTCAAGTTAGCATAGATAACTACTTAAGTAGCAATAATATTGGCACATATCACCAATGGAAATATAATTTTGGTCTTGGATACTCTCCCTTATCTACTAATAGAAATGGAAAATCTATAGAATTATTTGGTGAAATTACACAGCAATCTCCAGGAAGAATTTACCACTATTGTGGGCATGATTCTTCATTTGACGATATAGCTATGGACGACTTGGATTTTATGGAGTCAAGTGATTGGGGAATAACACCTCTTCGAAAGCCACCATTCTTAGTTGGAAATAATCCTCAATATTGGGATGCAAATATATTTTCGGAGGAAGGTATAGGAACCAATAATATCCAACGCTGGGAATTATATCTTGGTAAAACTTGGCCATCAGATGCAGCATGGCCACCAACACTTGATGATATTCAACAAAATAAAGGCTATGAAAAAACAACCAGCTGGACACATATCAACAGGATTATGATTTGTGATAGCTTACCAAGTTTAGGTGAAGCCCAAGATGAAGATGGTATACAAATAGACGAAAATTACCCTATAAATAATGAGGTTCACGTTTGGATTGAGTTTAAAGATGATTACGCATTAGATATTTTACCAGAAAATAATCCTGAAACATGGGATATCAAGGTTGATATAGATGGAGCTGCAAAATATATTGAATACTAATAAATATTTATATGACTTTAGTAAATTGTAAAATAAGTAATTATCCATTAGGTGAACCAAACAATCAAGATCCAAGTAATGTTATGGCGTTTGGTAGTTCTGTTAATTTAAATACTTTACCTAGTCATGTTAAGTTAGTTATTAAACCGAATAACGATAGTCTTGATGATACCGGATATTACGCGGTGAGAGCAGAAGATTTTCATATAGGTGGTAGAGAGAATTATCTAGATCAATCTTCTATAATAAGTGATGGACCAACTGGAGCTTATTCTGATTCACCATGGTATGGCCCCATGCCCTGGTATGTATATACCACATATTATTCCTGTAGTTATTTTGGGGAAGTTGGTGGAGATCTTGCTAGTAGTCAGAGTGATATTTCTTCTTATCTAAGCGCGATGGATGTGGGACCATATGATGTTAGTCATGAATCTGGATTTTACGGTTTAGCATACTCTCCTATAAGAGTTATAAGAAATCAAGTGTCTATGGATTTATTTGGTAGTATTCCTGATACTGGAGTAGGAAGAGTGTACCATTACAGCGGATTTGATTCTTCGGTAACAAGTTTGAGTGATTACCCAAGTTGTGCGAGCGCAGGGATATGGGGAAATGTAGCACAAATGAGGCCAAATTTCTTATATGGCGTTTCTATTTACAATCCAGCATCTAGTGAACCGATTATATTTTTCGGCAACAGTTTTTGGTGGATTCAATTTATTGGCAACACAATTTCACCTAACGCGTCGGACCCACCAACGGACGATGATGTTCAACAAAATAAAGGTTACGAGAAAACAACCAGCTGGACATACATTAATAGAATTATGATTTGTAATAGTATGGCAAACTTGGGCGATGCACAAGACGAGGATGGTACACAGTTAGATGATAATTATCCTATAGATAACGAAGTTCACGTTTGGATTGAGTTTAAGAATAATTATATCCTTAATGCTACACCAGAAAATAATCCCGAACTATGGGATATTAAAGTGGATATAGACGGTGAAGCTAAATTTATTGAAACTTAATAAATATTTAAAATGAAAAGAAGAATACTTAGAAATATTTATAGTACATTTGAACTGCAAGGTTTTAAATCAAATATTGGAACTGAAACTGTTACAGCGGCAACTGGATTTAAAGTTAAAAAGACAACTCATACTAATGAATATTATGACGAAAATATACCTAGTAAATATGTAATAGTTGGAAGAGTAAAGCGCAACGTACCGCAAACAATTGCTACAATAAAAGTTGAAGCTGAAACAGATAAGTATTTTAAAAAACCACCCACATTAAATACATCTTTTGGTAACAATATAAGTTTATCAATAACTAATATTGAAAAATCAAATAGCAATATAATATCGTATACATTAAATTTAATATACGTTAACTCTAAGAGATCCTCTAAATTAGATGGATTATCGGCTTCGCTAAGATATCAGTGTGGTGCGTTATATACGAGAGAGATTGCTATAGATAGTTTTCTTGTAGGACCAACGCAAGTTAGTGCAGATGGAGAGAGTAGACCTATAACTATAAAAGGTGATAAAGATGCTGTGTTTGCGTTGGCTATAAACGATGACGATGGTAATTCTATATTAAATTCAAGTTTAACTAATTCAACAATCGTCAATGACTATGGTGTAGAAATACCTATAATAAAACGTAAAATTGGTAAAGGTGGTGTATATCAGTTTGTTCAGAAATTTCCAAGTATAAGTGCGGTTAATACATCGCTTAGTGCTAATGTAAGTGCTGATAGAACCGTCATTGTTAAAAATGGAACTGGTATAAAGCTTGACGACAAGGTTATAATGAAAAAAATAAATAAAGAAACTACTGTAACTGTTAGTGAAATAAATCCTGCTGGTGGAACAGATAGTATTAATGAATTACTTTTATCTAGTAACGTAACAGCATCATCTGGGGATGGTATATCGTTCCAAAGACAAAGAACATATACCGCAAGTTTAATACCCAGTTTAAGTTCTACTTTTGGTTCTAATATACCAACAACATACCCAACATACACATTTAATCAATATATAGATCCAATATTGACATTAAAAGTTTCAACAGGAGAAACTTCGTTTAAAATTAACGGTGGTGCGGCTGGTGCAGAATATTATCAATATATACAAGGTAGAGCAAACTCTACTAAACGTAGTGGAGCTAGAGGTTTATCTATTATTGATACTGCTAAAGAAAATGATTTTAACTACACCAATGCCTTTAAGGTAACATTAAGTTTAGCTGTAGTTAATACTGGTTCACATACTTTTACGGCTATTAGAAAACCTGTTTTTTCTCGCAGAATAGAGGCTGGAGATCATAATAATAATGTCGCGGTGGGAACACCAGCAGCTGCTCAAGTGGATGGAGGATCTGACTGGACAAATACTATTCCAGGTGATAATGGTGGAACTAAAATTAGAATAAGTAATATTACAGCTGGAAGTAGTGGAGCGACAACGTTAACCATAACATATGATGTTAAAATACTGCAATATGGAAATGAAGACGTAACAATGGAATTAGATTTAGATAAAATATTAACAGTTGGATAAAATATAAAATATGGATACTGCAAGTAATTTTTTAATATTAGTTTTTGGAGGAAAAAATTCGGACAATGTTACTACCAAGGTACAACTACATCCAAATCCATCTATGCAAGTTGGGGATACGGTTTATAAAATTACATCTCCAGGAATTGTTGGGGGTATTACCACGGCAGATAGCGGTGGTTCATCTACTCTTGTAAAAATAGGTGAAATAAAACAAATTCACGATTGGAATAATGGGAATGGAGCAGGTAGTGGAAACTATGGTAATATTAATGGTGACACGACTAGCAGCATAGCTGCAGCTATATTTCCAATTGATTTAGATGGAGATGGTAATAATGAAGTTGGAGACAGTAATGTTTATTGGTCTAACAACTCGAATATAAGTTGGGAAGGTAATGAATTTCAAACAAGCGGGTATGGTAGCTATGCTGTTGTTATAGATAATAATTGCTGCACAAGTGTAACACTAACCACTGATGATTATTATTTTTTCGCCAAAGATAATTCCGTAAATGCATCTTCAATGACAGGATACTACGGGGAAGTGGAATTTAAAAATAATTCAACAAAGAAGGCTGAATTGTTTTCTACAGCTTGTGATATAGTAGAAAGTAGTAAATAGTGGTCAAAAAATGTAACTATATAATAGAAACAATAATAAAGTAATAATTATGTCAACATCAAAATCATCACCATTTAAAATAGATCCAATAACTATTGGGGCAGTTAGTTGGGGTATTGGTGCACTCGGCACAATAATAACTGGTATAAACTCATCTAAGAAAGCTAAAGCAGCAGCAGAGGAAGCTCAAAGAAAAGAAGAGCAAGCTAGAAGAGAGATGCAGAGGATGAAAAATATATATGCGAGTGTTGATACTAGTAATCCATACTTAAATATGGAAAATAAAATGGAAGACTTGACTATTAATCAAAAGCAAGCTGAGTTTCAAGCACAGCAATTTCAACAAAGTCAAGCAAACATCTTAGACACAATGAGAGGTGCTGCTGGTGGATCTGGTATTGCTGCTGTCGCACAGGCATTAGCACAACAAGGACAACTCGCCTCACAACAAGCATCAGCCTCAATAGGTGCTCAAGAAGCTAGAAATCAAACGTTAAGACAACAAGAAGCTTCTAAAATACAAGCTATGCAGAGACAGGGTGAATTACAATCTAGACAAATGCAAATGCAAAAACATGGAACGTTATTAGGTATGGCTGCGCAAGAAGCTGGCGCGTATCATGCGCAGAGAATGCAAGCCGAACAACAGGCTAACGATGCTGCAGCTAGTGGATTTCAAGGAGTTTTAAATAGTATAACTAGTGGTGTACAAACTGCTGGTCAACTTGCCGCTAGTGGCGCATTCGGTTAAAAAATTATTTATATATGAGTACTAAAGCAGATGCAGGTATATTGAGCGCATATGGAGATTATGCAAGCGAACTTTCTAAAACAATAGATTATACTACCCCAGCGAAAGCGGTTGCACAAGGATGGAGCAATCTCGGTGGAGCTGGAATGAATTTTGCTATTATAGAGCAACAAAGAATAGAAGCGGAGAGGCGTGCAGAAGAAAAAAGAAAAAAAGAAGAACAACTCAAGAAGATAAAAGCGTGGAAACAATCTATGAAAGGTCTCCCAGCTGAAGTCCAGAAACAACAAGAAGATCACTATTCTCAAGTGGCAGATTTAATTTATAAAGGTGAGATTACTGAAGAAGAAGCTAATCAAGATTTAGACGCAAGAACTATATCAAATGATAACATAAATGCTTTTAAAGATGAAATAGCTGAAATATATGAAGCTGAACAGAGAGATGGAGGTGTAACTGATAGTTTTAGATTAGGTAATCCTGATGATATTTATGAAAATCAAACTGAAGAAATTCTTGGTATATTTGACGGTGAAACTGAGATGATGTGGAATGACGAAACTAACACATATGGATTCATGATGAATAGTAAGGAGAAGAAAATTGAGAATGAAACAGAGATTGAAAATTTAAATGCTCAATTAAATGAACTTCACGATGAGTATGATTTCGGCGGTATCATGAGTCATGAAGATTACATTAATCAATGGCAAGAGATAGAAAATAGAGTGGTAGAACTTAAAGATGATATAAATGACGGTAGTAAAGTGTGGACAAGTCATCATGATATTAGAGAAATGGTGATTGAAAATAGTTTTGACAAATCAATTAATAATACTATAACTAAGATTTCTAGCGACATGTATAAGATAGGCTTTAGTGGAGAGGGATTTGATAGGGAAAGTATCCGTAACGGTATAGTTGGACAGATAATTGAAGAAGGTAGAATGAGATCGTTAAAAGAAGATCCTCATTTAAATCTTTTTGATGAAGATGGTGAACCAAGAGTATGGAAAGATGATATGAAAGAAGCTATAGCAAAAGGACCTACTGGAGAAGGAACAACATATGAAGATTTAGGTTTAACTCCAGAGATAATAATGGCTCTAGATCCTACACCTCCTAAAGGAGTAATAATTGGAGATGACGTAGATGTAATTTTCAATAAAATAGATAACGACGATAAGTTAAGTAGAAAGTTCTTAGCAGACTATTTCTTAAATCACTATGAGAAGCAACATCGAAAGGGTGTAAATGCTAAAAAAGCTAGAGAGAAAAAACAAGAAGAAGAGAGTAGTAGTGAAGCAGGCGGGATGACTGGAACAATAGGGCCAGATGGTTATTGGGTTCCTAACTAATAAATATTAACAACGGGTAACTAACGATACAGTAATGATAGAATACATATTAAATGGTCAACCTATTAAGGTTAGATTAGAAGATAGAGAATTATTTGAAAAAAATAATCCAACAGCTAAATTAAAAAGTGCCACACAAGATGGTGCTCAAATCAATTTGCAAACCGGTAATATAAAAAAAGTCGAGCCGGGAAAGTCGCAAGGGACGAGTCAGTCCCAAAACAATCAACAACAAATAAATACGGGATCCAATTTGGGAGATGGTTTTTTGGAATCACCAAAGAATGATTTAGAAATCAATAAAAACAAAGTAGATAGTTTAAATAATGTTATACAAAGTTTTAATTATGAAGCTAAATTAGAACAAATTGAAAAACAAATAAAAGAAATAGCAAGTGCTAATTATGAATCTGGAGATATTGATGCGCAGAACCTAAAGATAGATGATGCGAATAAAAAAATAGAAATATTAACTAAAGATTATAATAATCTATATACTGATTATTTAGATAAATATAATGAATATGATATAGCAAGAAAAAACTATAACAAATTAATAGGACAAAGCAAAGAAGAAAAAACAGAAAAACAAGAGGTTAAAAAACCTAAAATTAACTTATCAGAGGTTGGTGTTGGTTTTGCTACCAAGGGTTTAGCTGGGGTTGCTGAGGCTGTTGCAAGACCTTATTTAAAAAACAAAATACTAAGAGCTGGTGAAGGAGCTGTTTCAATGATAAATAATTTTGTTAAAGGTTATGAAACTGGAGAAGTTGCTTGGTTAGACCCTATGATTGATGATGCTTTTCCATTTATTAAAAAAATGAAAGTAGGTGCTAAATTATTAGAATCTAAAGGAATTGATGTGCCAGATTATCTTGGACCAATTTCACTTGATAGTCCAAGAGAAAGAAGAGAGCGATATGAATCATTTATGCTTGAAGCTATAGACAGGGGAATACCACTAGAGCAAGCTCAAAAACTAGATCCAACAAATAGAATTAAATTAGAAGGAGTACTAGATTGGTTTGATAAACACATTTATAGGCGTGTTGATGAAAATGGAGATCCATTAGACTATATGCAATTATTTGAAAAAGCTAAATCTCCTAAAGATTATTTTGAAGCTACGGACGCGTTTGTCGATGATGTGTTCGGTGCTATGCCCTCTCTAATAGTGAGTAGAATACCCTATGGTATTGGTCCCGCTTTTATGGGTACCGGTATGTACATGGATAACTTTGAAAGAGAACTTTATAAAAGAGGTATTAACGACGAAACAACTAGAAATCAAATTGTTAAAGATTCTTGGATAAGTGGCTCAGCTGATTTTGTTACAGAACTTTTTGGTGGTAGATTTTTAAATAAAATAATAGGGAGTGGTATTGGTAAAGAAAAAGCTAAAGACTTATTAACCCAACTACCAAAAGTTGTTGCTAAAAAATTAGGCTTTGCTGGTGTAACTGAGTTTGCGACAGAGGGTGCAGCTGGATGGTTAAATTTAAAATCTGATGAATGGTCTTATGACGAAGAGTATACTACAAAAGAAAAATTTAGAGCATTTATAAGGGATGGATTTATTGGAATGTTTTTAGGTACTGGCGCAGCCAGCACATCTATACCTAATAAAAAAGATGTTTACGCGTATGTGTCTCCTCAAACATTCAAACAAGATCAATTGAAGATTGAGCAAGAAATACTTGATTTAACTAGAGATGCTGATAATGCTACTGGAAAATCTAAAGATATTTTAAACAAAAAAATAAAAGATTTAAAAAATAAAAAGAAACAAAACGAGAAGAATCTTTTTGATTTCTTTGAAAATCTAACTGATAAAGAAAAACAAATATACGCCAACAATCTAGATGCACAAGGTGAACAGCTAGATATATTATTTGATAAACGACACAGTAAAAAAACAAGAGAAGAAGCTGTAAAAAAATACGACGAAGCTATAAATGCTAATAATAATTTCTTTGATGGTACTGATATTAACTACGATCCATTAGCGGAAAAATTTATAGGTACAACACTTAGAGCTAGTGAAAAAATTAGAAAAAATAAAAATTTTTTTGGTTTTAATAAAAGCAATTTAGATATAGAATATGTTGAGTCAGACGCTAGATTAAAAGAATTGTCTGAACAACTTCCCGGATTTGAAGAATCTGATGGATTATTTTTTGAACAAGAGGATGGTAAAAATAAAATATATATAAATACTAAGGTAGCATCCATGACTGGACAAACTAATGTTTTAGGTCATGAGTATTTACATGCTATTGTTTCAAATGCTTTTAGTGAGGGTATTGGTGCTAGTAATTTAAAGGGTTCTGTAACTTCATTTAAAGAGTATTTAATTAAAACTGGTAATGAAGATTTAGTAAATAGAATAGAAAGAAGATTAGCTAGACAATATGGGGGACGTAATGCTGAAGGTGAAATAATAAGAGATGATCATGGCTTGGTTAAAACTGAAAGATTAAAGGATCAAGAAGAATACTTTAATATATTTTCTGATATAATAAGTAAAGAAAAAATTGAAGCTGTTGAATCCAAATCAGCTGGAATTAAAAACTCTTTTAGAGCTTTAAAGAGAGGTTTTGGTTTTGGTGAAGTGGACTTTCAAAGTGGTCAGGAAGTATTTGACTTCTTAGTTGATTACAACACTAACATGCGCAGAGCTAGTTTACTAGGAACGCTGACATCGAAGGGTATAGCTAAGGTTAGTTTAAAAGGTCTTGAAGCTCAAATAGACGAGCAAGGAAAAAGTGATGTTATAAAAGATGATACGAAAACAACAAAACCAAAAACTAAAGTAACTTCTAAAGCTGATAGAATTAAAGCTTTAGATAAAACTTTATCAAAAAAAGATAGAGCTTTTGTTGACCTTATGAGAAAGAAGGGTAAGAGTGAGAAAATGATTAATCAGAAAATAAAAGATTCTGCTCAAAACACGGGAAAAGGAAATGAGTTATTAGAAAAATATAAAGCAGAAGATACGTTAGCAAATCCAGAAGGAAAATCAAAAGCTGAATTAATTTCTGCATATAGTACAGTATTTACAGATACTCATCAACCAGTACAAGTAATCAATTATGCATTAAATAACGAGCTTGGTGGTGAGCAACAAGAAAAAATTAACCAACTCATCGCTGATTATGAAGCTTGGGCTAAAGATAAAACAAAACCTATAGTAAAAAAATCTAAATCTAAAAATCCTAAACTAGATAAACTAGGTAAAACTGATAAAGACGGAAAACCATTTAATAGACAAACTTGGGAAAGTGAAGGGTATAATAGAGCTATGACTGCTATTGAGAATGACGAGTTCGTAAAAAATATAATTAGAAGTAAACACAAAGCTAAATCAAAAATGTCTCCAACATTTGCTGAAGACGTTATAGCTTCCCCTGAGTTTCAAAACATGGTTAAACGTTTTAATAGAGGTAGATGGGGAACTAAAAATGAAAACGAAAGCTTATTTGCTTATATAAATAAACAATTAGAATGGAGAGCAGGAGATGTTTATAATAGATTCAAAGATCAATTTGAAGGCAAGAAAGTTGAAGCAGATGCTGTAACTACAGAAGGACAACCAGTGGTTCAAGTTGAAGACGTAAGTGCTAACATGGAGACGCTTACAGATAATATAAATTATTTTGAAACAGAAGTTCAACCTGAAAATACTGAAAGTAAAACTGAACAATCTAAACTTAGAAAAGAAATTGGCATAGGTAACTTAGGTAAAAGTGAAATATTTAAAAAAGTTAGAACAGCATTAGCAACTTCAAAAGCTGTAGATGAAAAAGGATTTATAAAAGATTATGAAAAAAATCTAGGAAACTTATTAGAACCTACAATAGCTAGAATACTAAATGATCCAGCGAAATTAAAGAAATTTAGAAAAGGAATATTAGAAGCTATACCAATTAAAACATTGGTTCAAATGCAGAAGTTTTTACCTGAAAAAATATTTATTAAAGATCACGGTAGACAAACTAATTTAACTAACCTATCTAAGTTTGTTGAAAAGGGTTTGTTGCCAGCTGATATACTAAATAATACTCCTGAAAGTAAAAAGAGAAGAGCGGCTGGTGTTAAAGTTTATGAGAGATTAGATACAACAACAAAACAATTTGAAAACTATATTGATGCTGAAGCTATAAATCCTAAGACAGGTAAACGATCTGGCACTAGGGGAAATAATAGAGCTAAAGTAATTAGTGAGGTTTCTAAAGCAATAGGTAAAGATGCTACACCAGAAACATTGACTCCAGAGTTTGTTGAAGATTATTTAAACATAAAAGATTTAAAAGGTAAAATAACTCCAGAAAAAGTTATTGAAAACATTAATGAACAAATTGAAAGAAGTGCTAATTTAAAGTTTAGTAAAAGTGCTGAGGTGGTTAATGAGATTATTGCTCAAGTTGATCCCAACTTTGAGCAAGATGGTATAAGTCATATTGACAAGATTATTGAGACGGTGTTGGGTGAAGGAGAAGGAATATATAGACACGCAACTAAAGGAGAAATTGATAATTTTTTCTATGATGTGGAAAATGTATTGATTCCTAATTTACCACCAGATCTTATTACAAGAACAGTCATAAGACCTAGTAATAGAATTTTTGGTAAAAATAGAGGTAGAGATAAAATAATTGTAGATGGTAAAGAAACAACTATAAATGATTATTACAATAAAAAAAGAGCTGACATATTTGAGGACAAACATGGTGGAGGTTACTTAACGCCGGAACAAAGAAGAGATAAGGGACTAGAACCTTTAAAGGTTGGAAAAGAATTTACTGGCAAAGGTAAGAATTATAAATATGGAAAACCATATGGTGATATATTTGGTAGGACTGAGGCAGAGATTTTAAGATCTGAAAAAGATGGTACAGTTGATCGAGTGAACGAAATGCATGAAAGCATGCATTATCAATTATGGCGAATAATACATAATTCTATTCAACAAGATCCTAATAACGCCAAGGTGTGGGGTAATTATTTAAGTTTAGTTGGACAAGACACAGAGCACCCTCATAGGATGGGAGCTGAATATGTAGGTCATTCAAAAAATCCTAAAGGCTACAAAGGGAAGGTGTATGAGTGGGAGCACTCTATGCAAGCAACTAGATCTTATTTATATCTATTACATTCTTCTTTAGGGGGATATGATTTTGATACAGCTTACGAGCTTGTGATGAAAAATTTTAAACTAATGGCTTTAGATAACTATGATAATCAAAAATTAAATAATGCTGGTAGAGGAAAAAGTATGGGTCCAAATTGGGATTTATTAAGTGACTCTTTTCTTGATAGGTATTTTCATCCAGATGTTGCTAAAGTAAGAAACGGGATAGATCCTAAAAAACAAATACACATAAGCGGTAAGACATTCGCTGAAGAATATAACATAAACTCAGATGGTAAACCTGCTATAATTAAAAAGTCTCAATCAGAAATAAATAATATTAATAATGCTATAAAAGCTAAAAATAATATTATTAAGTTTAGTAAAAATGGTAAAGCTAAAGGTATGTCAACGTTTGATTTTGACGAAACATTAATTATTGATGGTGAGAATTTTGTGATAGCTACCAATCCTAAAACTGGAGAAAAAGTAAATATAAAATCTGGTGATTGGCCTATTAAAGGTCCTGAACTTGATGCCCAAGGATATGAGTTTAACTTTAATGATTTTGTTAATGTTAGAGGTGGAGTTGATGGACCACTGCTTCAAAAAATGAAAAATCAAATAAAGAAATATGGATCAGAAAATGTTTTTGTATTAACAGCTAGACCTCAAAGTGCTGACGTAGCTATACACGAATGGTTGAAATCTAAAGGTATAAATATACCATTTAAAAATATAACTGGATTAGCGGATAGTAAAGGTGAAGCTAAAGCTGATTGGATGTTAGAAAAGTTTGCAGAAGGATATAACGACATGTACTTTGTTGATGACGCTTTATCAAATGTAACAGCAGTTAGAGAGGTATTAGATCAATTAGATATTAAATCAAAAGTT